ATTGGCGGGAGTTGAATAACGCCTCGATTCGCCAACCGCTCGATGGAGCGCTTAACGTCGTCATGGCGGGATTCCACCAGATCAGCGATCTCAGCACTGGTCATGGTGACCGATTCGGTATTGCCTGCTACAATGACTTGGTTCATTATGAACACCTCGTTGAGTTAACCCCGTCGCGGCTGCCCAGCCATATCAGCGTCGGGGTTTTCTTTTGCCTGTTAGGTGCCCGTCTTTCCGAGCTGTCCGCGACCCTACTCGCTCAAGGCGCAGCCGATCCGCTGCTGTATTACCCTGTGTTTTCAGGAGAGCGCCTGACTTGCCGTGAGGCCAAAGGAGCGTCATCGCTCTGCTGCAGATGTTTTTCCATGTCCGGGCACGGCCGTACTGCTGGCACACTCTGCTAATCCCGGTCGGCGCCATTCCCCGCCGCTGGGCCATCGCAGGCTTTCACACGTCTTGCTGATAAACTTTTTCCAAATGGCCGGCTGAAATACCGGGCGTGTGCTCAATCGTTTCCAGCAAGTCGAAAATGCGCTGATCCTGAGTTGTCATTACTTATGCTCCTTAATCGCCAGGCGCATGCTCATCAGCGCATCGATCGCCTCATTGATTTCACGCTGCATCTCATTGCGCTCCCGGTCGGTCAGTCTGCCGTCAGCCAGCGAGTCGTGAACGGCACGGGATACATCCCCGCACTCAGCCACCACCGTCAGCATCGCCTCCATCAACGACGCGCTTTTAACCTTCACCGGCCCGATCACATTCACGCCCAGATCAAGACACATCGCCTCAACAATGCGCGTGCTCAGCGTGTGGCGCTGCAAGGCCATCAACTCATGAATGCTGAACTTGTTGGCCTCGCACTGAGGGTTTGCCTTGTTCAGCAACACCTGGTGAGACATGCCCATCAACTCAGCCAGCTGCTTTGGCGCCAGCCCTGCGTTGTGAACGGTGTCGTAAATTGCGGAATCAATGTGGTCCATGTTGTGCCGTCCTTTTTAAATGAGGTCTTTGTGGTGTGTGTGGCTATGCTGCAGATGTAGATGAGCGGGAATGCTCACAATCGACCGCCACACCGAACACGATTTCATGAGCAGTCACAGCGCCGCCCAAAGTGGATTCGATGCGCTGAGCCCTTTTAGGTGGGCAATTGCGAGTGCCATTGATGTAGTGCTTGATGCATGACTCAGACACCCCTGCGCCATTGGCGATCTTGGCAATCATCTGCCGGCGCTCTTCAACAGGTATTGAACTCATGAACTCTTTAAGCCCCATCGGATACATCTCCTCTTATCTGCACTCTGTAAAGATACATAACGTATCTAAAACAGGCAACACTAAAGATACATTGTGTGCCGTTTCTTTATCTGGTACAAAATGTACCATTGCCAATATGAGTACATGGCAAGCACGCGCCAGAGCGCGGATGAAAGCCCTCGGGCTTACACAGGAAGATTTAGTCGACACGCTGGGTGTAACGTCACGCGGTGCGGTTGGTCATTACTTCACGGGTCGGCGCCACCTGAAAACCCATCAGGCACTCAGCCTGGCGCGACACCTTGGCATGAGCATGGATGAACTATTTGGTGACGAACTGGATGTCTACGGAGAGACAAAACCAGCCGAAGGCCTGCAAGTGAAGGAAGAAAGCAACGCTTCCGAGTATCAGCCGCTGCAGATGTACCGCGTGCCTGTCATTGATGTAAGCCTGGCTGCCGGTACTGGCGGCCATGTCGACCATGAAGAAGTGATAGGTTACAGGGCGGTACCGATGGAAGGATTACTCGACGCAAACGTCGAGCCATGCATGGCGAGAATTGTCAGAGTCAAAGGCGACTCTATGGATGACACCTTCATCGATGGTGACACCATCCTGGTGAACTCGGCATCCAAGCGACTCATCAGCGACAAGATATTTGCGTTTGAACTTGAAGGCTATCTGCGGGTTAAGCGCTTCATGAAGATGATCGACGGGACTTGGCGCGTTGTCAGCGACAATCCGGACAAGGATCTCTACCCTGACGAAACCATATCACCACTCAACGTGGATCAGCTGCGCATCATCGGAGAAGTCGTTGCGCTGGTATTCAGAAAAATGTAACCAAGGAGAGCGGCATGGATATGCGCACCCGGTTCTTTGGAATAATAGCCCTTGGTGCCGTAGGCGCCTTTCTCTGGATGAACTCGCTCAGGCCTGACGCACAGCCCGAATCGCCAGCGCCAAATGCTGTTGCGGCAGCCGAGACCACCACACCCCGCCCATCCGTCCAGCCAGCACCACCCAAACCCCAAGAACCCAGCATCGAAGACGTGTTGCGCACAGTAGAGTCCAATCTTAAAAGCGCCCACAGGGACGCACAGAGCGTCTGCACAACAGAATGGACCAAGCGCGGCGAGCTGAACCAGCGCATGTACAACCACTGCATGGAGCAACAGCGCGAATCCATTACGGGCCTCACCTATATCATCGACACCCAGAAAGGCCATAGGCGCTACCCACTATCCCTCGCCTACTGCTACCAAGAATGGCGCAAGCAAGGCATATCCAACCCCCGCATGACCGAACACTGCATGGAGCAGGAAATTGAAGCATGGAAAGATATCGACTACTACCGGGGTATTTATAACAGCGACACAGTTGATAACCTGGTGCACAAAGGCATGATGCGCTACGGCTCATGGCGCATGGGTGTTTACCACATGAAACGACAGCTCGGGATCGAATAACACCACCCTCACCTCAAAAAAAGACCGCCTACGGGCGGTTTTTTTTCGCCTGCAATTCAGCGAGTTGGATACATAACTAAAGAAACAATTAGAAAAAGATACGTTTTGTATTGACCGATACAGATACGTTTTGTATCTTTCAATCACAGCATGCACTGCATGCCCAGCTTTGACCCACAAGGCGCAAGCCGAATCCCGAAGTGGCGAGCTGTGACCGAACCGAGCCTCTGAATGCAAGCCGGTAGGTGTGTCGGGGACCATTAACAGGTCTTTTTCCAAGAGCGCAGGTGCGCCTGTGCTGCTGGAAAAAAACAGGAGAACCCCATGGACGCACAACCGGTTTTTATCTTCATTCTGCTTTTCATCGGCCCTGTGCTGGCGCTAACGGCCGGTTGGGCACTGTTCACCCTGGCCTTCTGCGCCAAGGCCTTAATCAAGCGCCAGCCGGTCGGACCGGTACTGCGCGAAATGCTGGAGGAGTGGTAATGCTCAACCACGTAATGCTCGACCTCGAAACCATGGACACCCGCCCCACCGCAGCCATTGTCGCCATCGGCGCAGTGGCCTTTAACCCACACATGGGCAAAGTCGACCGCGAAGGCGGCTTCTACGTCACCGTAGACCTGCAGAGCTGCCTTGATGCAGGCCTGACCGTCAGCGCCAGCACCATCAACTTCTGGCTCAAGCAGAGCGAAGAAGCGCGCCAGCAGATCACCGGCTGGTCAGAGTCGCTTGAAGACGCTCTGCACATGCTGGAAGGCTGGCTGCACAACCTGAATGTCGCCGCCTGCCCACCAGACGGCGACCCCTACGGCCCGCATCTTGAGATCTGGGGCAACGGCGCAGACTTCGACAACGTCATACTGACCAACGCCTACCGCACTGCCGGTTTCGACCTACCCTGGGGCCGGTATCACAACCGCTGCTACCGCACCCTGAAAAAGCTGTTCCCTAACATCGAGATCCAGCGCACCGGCATCCACCACTGCGCCATCGATGACGCTGCCAGCCAAGCCGAACACGCCTGCCGGATTATCCAGCATCTGGACGACCTGAAGCGCCTTGGCTACCAGAACGAAAAACAGAAAGAGGCTATCTGATCATGTTCAAGCAACTGAAAAACGTGTCCGTTTACCGCGCCAGCCTGCCAGCCCTGGCTGATCTCGAAACCGCCATCGAAGCCAACGAAGCGTTGACCCGCACCGATCCACTGGACAGCAACGAAATGATCCGCTTCAGCTTCCAGCGCAACCCGGTGACCAGTCGTTATGTCACCCCACTGCTGCGCGGATACAGCCTGTGCGTGCTGGTGCAAGAAAAGATCCTGCCGGCTGCCGCCATCAAGAGCGAAGTTGACCGCAAGGTGCGCGACATTGAAGAACAGCAGGATCGAGCGGTTGGTCGTAAAGAACGCCTTGGGATCAAAGACGAAGTGATCATGGATCTCTTGCCCCGGGCACTCACCAAAGAGCGCACCATCTACGGCTTTTACGACAGCCAGGAAAAGAACCTGTTTGTCGACAACACCACCGAGCGTTACAGCAGCGCCGTGCTGAAACTGGTCTGCATGGCTGACGGCAAGGTGACAACCTCAACCGTCCACATCAGCGACCAGAAGCAGGGCCTCACCACTCGCCTTACCGCGCACCTCAACGGCGGCAGCGAACCGTTCGGAGCCTTCGAGCTGGGCAGCAACCTGCAGCTTAAAAACGCCGAGGACGGCGCCAGTGTCACCCTCAAGGAAACCGAGTTCCCACACGGCGATGATGAATACCAACTGCTGGAAAAGATCGCCACTGGCTACCGTGTCCATCGTATCCAGCTCGACTACAAAGGCCTACGCTTCACCCTGACTGACAAGTTCCACATCAAGGGCGTGTTTGTCAGTGAGCCGTCAGAGGCTGAGTTCGACAGCGCCGAAGAGGAATGGCTGACCGAAGCTAACACCCGCGTATTCGTGCTCAACAAGATCGTGGAAAAGCTCTGCGAGATGTTCGGATATGAAGCGCCGGTACCGGAGATGAAAGAACAAGCAGCAGCATAACCATGCCCTGCCCCACCTGCAATGACGGCATCTGCAGCAGCAGGTGCCTCACTTCAAATCGAACGGAGATCCATACCCATGCAAAAGTACATCGGCACCAAGACGATCAACGCCCAGCCCATGACACGCCAGGAATACAACGACCTGCGCGGCTGGACAGTACCGGCAGACGAATCACCGGCAGATGAGGGTTATCTGGTCGAATGCACAGACGGCGGTCAGCCCAACCACCCGGACTATGCCGGTTATATCATCTGGTTCCCGAAGGAAGTGTTCGAGCGGGCTTATCGCCCCACCACAGATATGACCTTTGGTGATGCGCTGGTGATGCTGAAGGAAGGCAAGCGCGTAGCCCGTACTGGATGGAATGGTAAGGGCATGTTTGTGTATCTGGTCCCAGCGAACAGCTATCCAGCACAAACTGATGCGGCCCGTGACTGCTTTGGCGAAATGGTGCCATACAACCCTTACATGGCAATCAAGAATGTCGATCACACCGTCAGCACTTGGGTGCCAAGCGTGAACGATGCACTTGCCGAAGATTGGATGATGTTCGATTAACCCCACCACTGGAGATCCACACCCATGAACGAACAGCAACAAGAAGCCGAGATCCAAGCCAAGAATCTGAACGCGCCCCGCCTGACGCCATCCGCCATCGACTCAGTGATAGCCAGTGAGCATTACTTCACGGCTGAAGACGGGCGCACTGGAGCACTCACTCACGGTACTTATGTCGGGCGTGAAAAGCCGGAGCCAAACAATGCTGATATCCAGCCGCTGCAGTTGCTGACCTTCTGCGTTCTGGTTTTGGAGAACGGCTTTACCGTTACCGGCGAGTCTGCCTGTGCCAGCCCTGAAAACTTCGATGCAGAGATCGGCCGAAAGATCGCCTATGAGAATGCGCGGCAAAAAATCTGGCCGCTTGAAGGGTATCTGCTGAAGCAGGCCTTGCACGACGGCAAGTAACCACCACCAAGCCCCGCCAGCCGGGGCTTTTCTTTGCACGAACCCCAGGAGGTGCATGATGCACAACCAGCGCTACAACGGCGAAAAGCTCCGTGCGGCAGACGTGAAGTTCGCCCCATATCGTGAGCGAGCAATTGCAGCCTTGAAAGCAGACAAGCAAACCCTCGAAGAGATCCAGCAACAGTGCTGTGCCAACAACAGGCATATCCGTCAGCTGGCAAAAGAGCTGAACATTGACCTGAAGGATCGCGGCAGGCGTGTCATGCGCAATACCAAACAGGCCATGACCGTTGATGATCTGAACCTGACGATGCTCCAGCGCCACATTGAGGATGTTGGGCTCAGCTTCAAAGCGATCGCAGAGGCCCACAAGATCAGTTATCCACTGCTCCGCGAGGCCTGCAAGCGCCTGGGCATCGATTATGAGAGCCGGAAGCTGGCATATGAGCAGCACGGCAGAAAAATCAGAGGCACCAAAGCCAATGATCTCGTTATCCGGATGGAAATGATCGAGCGGTCAATGTCCGGTGATGGAATGAGTTTGGAGTGGCTACGAAGGCCTTGGAGAACAGCACAATGACCCCAGAAGCGATCAAGAAAGCAAACGGCCTTATCGAGCAGATTGAATGGCTGGAGAAGGTACTAACGCTGCTCGGATCAGATGATATCGACCGGATAAGCCTGCACCGCAAATCCTCTGGAAGCCACCACATTGATGGCGACACCTTCACCAAGGTGCGTGCTGGTATTGAGGAGTCAATCAATCGGCAGCGGTTGCAGCTCATGCAGGAACTGGCTACCAAGTACAACGTGAGGGCGGTGGCGTGAACGCAATTAACAACCACTTCACCACTCAATACGGCTTGGCGCTGAACGAGTATGACGACCATATCAATGTCGACCTTTTCGCCGGTGGCGGCGGTGCCAGCACCGGGCTGGAAATGGGTCTTGAGCGTCCGGTGCATATCGCCATCAACCACAACCCGGCAGCAATCAGCATGCATGAGGCAAACCACCCGGGCTGCCTGCACCTGCAGACTGACGTATGGGATGTAGACCCTGTAGAGGTTCTGGCTGGTCGTCGCATTGGCTGGTTCCACGCCAGCCCGGACTGCACCCACCACAGCCAGGCTGCAGGCGGTCAGCCGCGCAAGGCCGAGATCCGAAACCTCTCGTGGGTGGTAACCAAGTGGGCAGGCAAAACAAAACCGCTAATCCTCAGCTTGGAGAACGTGAAGCAGATCCGCCAATGGGGCCCGCTGATCGCCAAGCGCTGCAAAAAGACCGGCCTCGTCATGAAGCTGGACGGAACCGTTGCTGAGCGTGGCGAGCGCGTTCCGCGTAACGAACAGTTCCTGGTACCGGACCCGAAGCGCCGCGGCAAAACGTGGCGGCGTTTCCTGCGAGCATTGCAAGGCCTTGGCTATGAAGTCGAACACCAGTTGCTGAAAGCCTGCGACTTCGGTGCACCGACCAGCCGTGAACGCCTGTTCCTGATTGCCCGATGCGATGGTGAGCCGATTGTGTGGCCGAAGCCGACTCATGCAGCGAAACCAGCCAGGGGCCAAAAGCCATACCGCACTGCCGCCGAATGCATCGATTGGAGCGTTCCAGGTAAAAGCATTTTCAATCGCCCTCGCCCACTGGCTGACGCTACTATGCGCCGGATCGCCAAGGGCGTGAAGCGCGAAGTGCTCGGCCGGGCCGAGCCTTTCATTGTGCCGATCGCTAACTGGAGTTCAGAAACAGTACAACCAGTCGACCAGCCTCTGAATACGATCACCGCCTGGCCAAGGGGTGGATCATTTGCAATAGCCAGCCCGGTGTTGACGCCATTTTATGGCGGCGAAAGAAAAGGTAATCGTGCACACGGCACCCACGAACCGCTGAGAACCCAGACGACTGAAAACAGATTCGCATTGGTCACAGCCTTCATGGCCCAGGCCAACGGCGGATTCAATGTCACCCACAGCAAGCCGCTGGATGCGCCGACCACCACTATCACGAACACTGGCAGCCAGCAGCAGCTGGTTACTGCAAACCTGCTGCACCTGCGCGGCAACTGTGACGCTCGATCAGTTGATGCCCCACTGCACACGATCAGCGCTGGTGGTCAGCATCATGGTCTGGTCACTGCATTCCTGAGCCGCCAGTTTGGCGCCAGCGTGGGCCAGGCAGCAGACGATCCAGCCCCAACCATTACGGCTGGAGGAATGGGTAAAACCTCACTTGTTGAGCTGCAGCTGTCACCCGAAATTGAAGAAGGAGCCCTGCGCTGCGCAGCGTTCCTAATCAACTACTACGGCAACGGCGATGCACGCACGCTGGGTGCTCCGGCAGACACGCTGACCACTCGGGACCGGCTGGCATTGGTCACCGTCTGGATCAGTGGTGATCCATACGTGATCGTTGATATCCACCTGCGCATGTTGCAGCCGCATGAACTGTATGCCGCTCAGGGTTTCCCGAGCAACTACATCATCGACCGTGGCCACGATGGTCGAAAGCTCACCAAATCCGAGCAGGTCCATATGTGCGGCAACTCTGTCAGCCCGCCGCCAATGGCCGCGATTGCTCGGGCCAACAACCCATATCGCGTCGAGATTGCACAAGGAGTAGCGGCATGACCCAGATAACCCACTACCCCAAAGGCGGTCGCTGCGCCGCCTGCCAGCACCGGGACACCGATTGCAGCTGGCGTGACTTTGAATCCATGCCGCCGATGAAGAAGGACGGCGAGGAAGTGATTGTGAAATGCACCGGGTTTGAGCGAGGAGAATACAGTGAAGACTAGAGCATCGTCATTGACAGGCACCGCCTTGGACTTGGCGGTCGCAAAAGCGGTACGCGCTGACAAGCTATCACTATGGGAGGATCGTTCAATAACAGCCGCCTATGCGGGCACGCTCTATTGCGGCCACTGGGAGCCGTCTTCTGATTGGGAGCAATGCGGGGTGCTGATAGACCGCTACCGAGTAGCATTTGTGCTCCACGGGGATGAAATCGTCGCAGTAACTGGGCGAGACGACATGAGTGGCGCAGCAGGAGGACTGAATCATAAAGTGGCCGCGTGCCGAGCGGTTGTGATTGCGGAACTCGGTGAAGAAATTGAAATCCCTGAGGAGCTTCTATGAACCGTGAACAGATCAAAGCCATGGCCCTGGCCAGCGGCTTCAAACTCAAGCCACAGCCTGACGGCACCGAAGACCTGAACCCGTATGTGTATGAGTTTGCGGCGGCGCTCACTGAGTATATGCAGCAGCAGAACGACTACTTAAGTGCATTGGCAAGCGGCCAGCCGCTGTACGGGCTGGAAGAAAAGATCGCCGACCTGATGCAGCGAAATAAGGCTCTGAGGGAAGAGCGCGATCAGTTGAAGGCTGTTTTGCAGGACGTTATTGAAACGGCCGGCCTGTCAGCTGGCTGTGTCCAGCTGGCCGCGCCTGAAGAGGTCCATCGAACATGGGTGCAGTTTGCTGATCACTACATCGACCAGCTCCACCAACAAGCCAAGTCTCAGCCAGGTAATTACAGCTGCGAACTGGAATGCGGCGCATACGGCACATACTGCCGGTGCAGAGCAGAGAAAGCCAAGGAGGTGCAGTCGTGAAAAGAGCAAGCCCAGCAGACCTGCGCAGAGCATTAGAGGCCGCGCAGGCAATGGTTAAGGCCGGTATTGATTTTATGCCTGTACCTGTCAGATCCGACTTAGATCGAGCAGAGCTGGCCTATATGGCGAAGAAAAGACTGGATGAGATGGAATCTGAGAGCAAGGAGGTGCAGTCGTGATCAAACCTGCAGAGATATGGGCCGAAGAGGTCGATGAGGCCATTGACAACCTGAGCGGTGATTGCCCGCTGGCATCAGATGAGGCAATCGTCTGGGCGGACAGCGAGATCAAGCGCCTGACCGCCGAAGTCGAGAGCCTGCAGAAGCACAATGGTTTTCTGAATGGTGAGCTGAAACGCGCCCGGCTGGATGAACGCCAAGCTATGACCTACTTGAGCCAGGTACGCATTGCAGCCGAGCATGACGGAGATTTTCCAAGCCTGGTCGAGCACGTCAAGCAGATGGCCGAAGCGCTTGAGAACTCTCATGAGTTGGGTAAGGCGGCATGGATAGAAGGCAGCGAGGCCGGATGGAAGGCAGCGAGGGGTGAGGTATGACCTATATCGGCCAGGTTACGCTCGAAAATCTAGGAGAATACTAATGTCATACGAAAAACTATTTCAAGGCAGCGGCGAGACGTTTTCTGCTCTGTATGAGGCAGAGAACTGGCTGAGAGAAAACGGCTACAGCGTTGGACCAACTTCTATGGATGGCCCTCAGGGGGTGGTGAAAGGTAAAGCGTATATTTCAAAGTGGCGGAACATGACGGAGAGCGAGCAGCAGGAACTGGACGGTGTTTTATATGCCGGCCGAGAGGGTGTTGCCCGCCTACTTCTGAAGCAGGCGCCAGAAATCAAAGCAGCATAACCCGAATTACAAAGGCATCCCGGTCAGCATGGCTGTGCGGGATTGTGAACACAAGATTGAGGTTGACGCAGAATGAGCGACAAAAAATACGTAACCCTTGTGGTGGAATACGGTGCAGATCAGGAACTGCCAAGCATTATCCTGAACCAGCAGGTATTGGGTGGCCGGACGATATCCGCATCGATCCATGACGAGATAGAACGCAGCTTTGCAAAAGATCAGCTGATCGAGGAGGCGCATCAGGCACTGATCACAGATGATGACGACCTGCAATCAGAGGTTGCCGATCGATTGGTAGCGCATTTGGGGTGGACACTTTAGTGATGAAGAAATCAAAACTCGCACTGGCATGCGCCGGGGCAATGACATCACCAATTGCCGCCCAGGCTGATGCGGTGCTCTATGGCCCCGGGCTGATCACGATTGATGACCCGGACATGCGAAAAATAGAACGCCAGTTGCACTGGGGGCAGATTGAATCAGTTACCCAGTCACAGAGGTCGCAGCCAGTACCCTCAACCTACTGGGACTGGCGAGCGGTGTCACGACAGATCAACCGGAGGACTCATGCTGGAAGAACAACAGATCGACCTCTTCGCCCCACCGATCTCCCTTGAAGTGGCTGCCACCCTCCCCGAGTGGTTCCACATCCAGCAGCTGGCTGATGAGCTCGGGTACGAATCGCACTTCGATACCAGCTTCCGCCAGACCTGGTACCGAGAGGTACTACCCCACCTGCAAGAGCGCAAAGTCTACATCGCGGGTGATGAATGCAGCGGCAACTATCGGGGCTTTTTCGATGAATACCGGCTGACATATGCGCCAGCATCAACTAAATGTGACAAGGTAACGCAGGAATAGGATCATGAGAGAAGAGATCAATCCTAAACAGAACGAAAAGCTCAGCCTTGGCGACAGCCTGTACATTGCTGAACTGACAGGCTACATCTCGTTGGAGATGTGGGCCCTATATGAGGGGTGCACAACCAACGCCATCCGGGTGCGGGTATCAAAAGGCATCTGGCAAAAGGGCAAGCATGTGGTGACGCCCAAAGGCGGAAAATCCATGGTGAACTTGAAGGCGGCAAAACAATGGCTGGAAGGAAAAGGCAGCTCCCGCGTGGCGTAAAGATTCGGCAATACGCCAACAGCGAAGCAATACAGATCGCGTTTACCTACAAAGGCATTGAGTGCAGGGAAACGCTCAAAATCCCGGCCACAGCCGGCAACCTCCGATACGCCGAAAACCTGCGCCATGAAATACTGGCCGAGATCGAACGCGGCACATTCAACTACCAAGAGAAGTTCCCCGAGAGCAAACGCGCTGCAAAGTTCGGCTTCCAGACGCGCCGCCCATTCATGCGCACCCTGTTCGATGAGGCCCTGGCCATGAAAAAGCCGCAGCTGAAAAGCTCATCGATCAAGGCCTACACCAACTCGGTTGAACTCCAGCTCAAGCCAGTTTTCGGTCACCTGCGTATCGATATGATCACACCAAAGGTTATCAGGGATTGGTTTGTAAACTCAGGCCTGTCTGCAAAAACGCTGCGCAACCACCGCGTCATGCTCGACTTTACACTGGACTGGGCAGTGCAAGAAAAGATGATACCCAGCAACCCCAGCGACTCCCTGAAGCTGGAACACATACTGCCCAAAAAGCAGCTGACCAGCGACTACGAACCAGACCCACTCAACAAAACCGAGATTGCCGCGGTCATTGAGGCTGCGGATGACTGGTACCGTCAGATGATCATCACCTGGCTGTTTACCGGCGTGCGACCGGGTGAGCTGCTGGGACTGCGCTGGTCCGATATCGACTTCAAGAACCGTGCGATCCATGTCCGCCGCGCCCGGGTGCTGGGTGTCGAGGATGCACCCAAGACCGTGACATCCATACGCCAGATCGACATGTTGCCCATGGTGTACGATGCCCTTCAGGCACAGCGCCAGCAGACCTACTTCATATCAGGCGCCGACGGGTACGTGTTCCTATCCAAGCACCAGAAAAAACCCTTCAACGACCACCGGGGTCTTGGTCGTGCTGCGTGGAACCCAGCCATCAAAGCAGCCGGCATCCGACACCGCAACCAGTATCAGGCTCGCCACACCTTCGCCAGCCAAATGCTGACCGAAGGCAACGACCCCTGGTGGCTTGCACGCCAGATGGGACATAAGGGCATTGAGATGATCAACCGTGTGTACGGAAAGTGGATACCCGACAACGGCGCCACTGCATACCAACCAAAAGGCGACTGGTCAGAAGTGGTGACAAATTCGCACGCTGGCCGCACGGATTGAAACGCACTTTGAAAACAGCCTTAATTTACAGCTGGTTATGGCGGCATGCGACAAAGACGCGGATTACGTTGCAGGCAAGCTGTGGCTGTAGTTCAGAAACATATAGAAAGAGATAGGGCAGTAAATACAGCAGGTTATAGGTATGCTTATTTTCTATCTCTTTCTTACCATCCACTGAAAGTTTCGCACTTTTCGCACGTACATCGCACGGGCTATATCAATAAGGAGACAGCTATGACAGAACTTCAGAAGATATTCATTGTTACACGGCCTGACGAAAAGCCAGAGCTGCGTATTGATTGGGATAACGACAGACACCTCGCTGTTGTGATAGCAGAACCTACGCCTGAGTCCGTAGCTTTCGCGTTGCGACAAGCGACACTCATAATTGAGTCGGACATAAAGAAAGGATTGATATAATGCTTGAGGAGAAAATCGCTCTATACAAAGAGCTGCTTGCTTCTGAGAAGGCCTCTTTAAAAGTGGAAGAAGCTCTGCTGAGAGCGATGTGGCGCGACAATATGCCTAAAGAAATGAGAGCTGCTCAGCAGGTAGAGATACGTCGAAAAAAAGACTTGATTACCGTTTTTTCTGAGTTCATCGAAACGCTTGAGTCGCTAAAAAGCAATTAGTACAGGATTAGATTGTGCCTCGGCAGCGCCTGAGTCTTCTGCACCACCTCCCCGCCCCTGATGAACACCATCTCCCCCGCCGCGACACCCACTCCCCCATCACGTACGTTTACCCTATCCCCGCTCAGCAGTTCCACGGTCACGTTGCTGGGGTTGATGCTGATCACCTCGGCCACCAGCGTGGCGTCTTTCTCCAGCAGGTTTTCAAACTGTTTCCAGATGTTCGCCATTACCAGATCCTCCGTTCTGCTGTGAGCTGCTGCCGTACCTTGATCTCGGTGTCGCTGCTGGTGGCGGTGATGCTGGTGCCGTCGATGACGACCGGGTAGGTGTCGTCGGTGTCTTGGATCTCTACCAGATGGCCGGGCAGCAGCAGGCCGGGGGCTTGGCCCTGCTGGGTCAGCATGGTGGTGATGCTCATTTCCTCCCAGGTGCCGCCTTCCGCGATCAGGCTGCGGCCTCGCTGGTATCCGGCATCGCTGTGGGTGATCAGGTCGTCGGTGGCCATTGGGGCGAGGATATCGCCTGCCGTGCCGTCGCGGGTGACGGTGACGATCACGCCTCCGGCCGGTCCTCCGGTGACGATGGCGCGGTTGTAGGCCGGGGTGGTTCTGAAGCTGGAGCCGTCCTGGGTGATCAGGTCAGCGGGCAGGATGGCGTCCAGCGCGGTGGTCGGCTCGGTCCACTTGTGCGGGTCGACGCGGTAACGCGGGCTGACGATCAGTTGCTTCAGCTCGGGGTGGCTCTGCAGCATGTACCCGGCGGCTTCGGCCAGGCGCTTGATGGCGGCGATGGGGTCGAGCTGGTCATAGCTGTAGCTGCCTGCGGGGATCAGCCAGTCTTGGGCGTTCCACTGCAGCGTGAATCCGGTGTTGGCCAGTTCCTGCTCGGCCAGTGCGGCGGCGCTATACGCGGCGGTCAGGGCTTTGCTGCGCTGGGGTGCGTAGGGGTCTGACAGCCAGGCGGTGCGGCTGCGCCCGCTGATGGTGTAGCGGGTGTTGCCGTGCTGGCGGCTGCGGCCGTAGGACTCCACCAATGCGGTGAAGGTGTGGCCGTTGATCTCGCAGCCGATCTCGACTGGCCCGTTGCTTGTGGGCTTGATGATCGCCAGGTCGGTGTCGCGCTTCAGGTTGGCGGTGAAACGCCAGCCCCAGCTATCGCGGTCGGTGCTCCAGACGCACTGGGTGGCCTCAAACTCGGCGCCGTCAGGCAGCCGGTACAGGGTGATGTTCGGCATGAATAGGTAAACCTCTCGGATGTCGGGCTGCGGCGGCCGCTCGGCTGGATCTTCGGTCGGGTCGTTCGGCCAGGGGAACTCCGGCCCGTAGTCTGGCGGCGGGCGGCTCCAGCTCCCTGCGCCCCAGGGGTGTTCGGTTTCCTGGTCGCTGTGCTGCATTTGGTTGTTAGCCATGCCCACGCCTGGCTGTACCGGATGGATCGCTTTATTTGGCGCGGCTGGCTCTGGCTCTACTTCAAGGCCGAAGCTGATCTGGTCTGCAGCCGGTGGCTGGTAGCCGGTGTTGGTCAGCACGAAGTTGACGCTGTGCCACAAAGGCGCGGTGTAGGCGTCGGGGTCGGTGGTGTCGTCCTCTTTCGGCGGAAGCGGTGGGTCGGCGTACCAGTCTACGTGCCAGTAGGGCTGTTTGTTGCCGCGATCCTTGGCAGGCGGGTGGCTGTAGGGCTGGCCGCTGTCGCGGTCCTGGCTGGTGAAACTGTCCCACGGGTGTTGCTGGTCCTGATCCAGCGCGGGCGGCACGCGGTGGCGGTGCTGGTTGGCACGGTCGGCGGTGTTGAAGGTGCCATAGGGTTGCTGCCGTTGCTGGTCGAGCTGCACCATCTGGTTGTGCAGCATCTCTGGCTCTGCATCGCGGGTTTCCGCCTTGCCCCATTGCGTTGCGGTGCGGCTGTCGATCTGCTCGGAGTTTTGCCACTGCCCCGGCAGGGTTCGGCTTTTGGCCGGAGCATCGATCCAGCCCATGCGCCCCGCTTCGCCGGTCAGCCGTGCCGTGGGTACTTTCGCGCCCCAACTCAGGCTGATGCGTGTGGTGCTGGCCGGGCCTGTTGCCAGCAGGCTGATGCTGTACTCGATGGCCTCCCCGCCACCAAACCGGACGTTATTCCATGCCGGTGCCTGGTACTCGGGCTGCAGCTCGAAGTTGATCTGATCCGGTTCCGGGGCGTGGTACGGGATCGCAAAATCAACCGCGTTCCACTCCGGTGCCGTGTAGGCTTCGGTGTCGAAGTTGATCTGGCTGGCGGCGGGCGGATAGTAGCGCTCCATATCAGCCCTCGATCATCAGGCTGGTGGGCAGTAGATCGCCCCCGGCCTTCAGTTCCAGTGTGTTCAACTCCACAAACGCGCCGGTTTCCGGCAGCCCGGCGGTGCCTTCGTAGACCAGCGTCCCTGCCCCGTTGACCAAACGCGCCCAGGCGGCGCTGCCGTTCTTCAGCGTCTTCGGTGTTTCGGCGGCGGGCGTCAGGGTCAGTTGGTGGCCGTTCAAGCTACCGGCCGGTTGGCTGAAGGTCATCACGCCCAGCAGCTCTGGCGTGGCACCCATGTGCTGCCATGTAATGTCGTTGTCTACCACGGGTGTTCCGTCTGTCGTCCAAGCGGGCGCGGTGCTGCCACTGGTGCCGCTGTTCTCGGCGCGGTAGTAGTCCAGCCCGGCGGTAACGTAGGCGCCCTGGGTGTAGGCAGTGTCGGGCTGGTGCGCGGGGATGCTGTCGACGGCGGCGCCAAGGTCGGGGCGGCCGCCGGACCAGATCTGCAGGGCTGCCGGTGCGCTGTCGGCGTCCAGCAGCTGCAGGGTGGAGGCGGCGCGGGCGGCGAGCAATTCAGGGCTGGCGTCGGCCATTTACACCTCCGGCGGCGGGGTGATCGGCCCGTGGACTAGCGGGCGGTGGCCGGTGTCGTACTCGCACTGGACGTAGGCGCTCCAGCGGCGCGGCAGCCTGAAGTCGTAGCTGCCATCGACCGGGGAGCTGGTTTTCTCCCAGACCAGCTTGCCGGTTTCTGCGTGGTAGGCTCGCAGCCGGGCGCTGACGGGGGTGCCGTCGGGTAGGGCTGTGATGCCGCTTAGGGTGTAGGTGGGTTCGGTGGCAACGTTGGTTAAACTGCCTGCCCCGCCCACCTGGCCGTGGCTGTTATAACCAAACGCGGTCACGGTGCCATCGGCGTGGAGCGCTACGGTGTGGTCGCTCCCTGCGGCCACCTGCACCACGCCGGAGAGGCCCGTCGCCCCGCCCACCTGGCCGTAGTTGTCCCGGCCA